TCTTTGAGTACGCTTCCGTCTGGTTTGTAATTAAAGCTTGTCAATGTTATAGTTTCTTCCGACTTCTTTGATTCTCTCTAAGGTGTTGGGGAGAAGGGATGCAATTAATTTATCCGCTTCTCTATTGGTAATAAACTCTTTTGGAAAATGCTTTAGATGAACTTGTTTAACAACAACACGTAATAGATTCCTATCTTCTTTAGATAGTTTGTGTTCGTGCATTACTTCTTCTTTCTTGAGGGTGCTTTTTTCTTTTTGGGTGAAGAAGACTTCTTAGGTGGGCGACCCTTAGTAGTTCCATACGTTCCTTTTCCTTGAGGCATAGCTCCTTCCTTTCTTTGTAGTAAATTAGACATTAGCACAGGAACTTTCATAAGCAAATCCTTTATAGTAAAAAATATTTTCATCGAGCTTTTTTCTCCTAAATTGTTAGTAGACTATCCCTTGCGTGTTAGGTTACACCACTTTCAACCCCCCCTAGCCAGCTGGGGGACTTGCAAGCCTTGCTTGTCACAGAAACTGCGTAACTGTGTACGCACCATCTCATGTAACATGCATGACTTCGTGCAAGCATGTCATTCAATGGACGCTTGTATAGTACAGCAGAAAGCATCAGGATAAGTCTATCTTTACGTCTATGTTGCCTACATGGCTGTGCATTACTTTGTCTGGTGCTTTAAAGCCAGCTCTATCTAGTATATCTTTGCTTGCTTCAAGGCTTACATACTCACTCTTTGCATTATGGCTAAGGGATACAATCTTATTCAGTGCTTTCGTAGCATTCAAGCTCATACTGTCTGATATTGTCTGCATCATGTATTGTTGCACATTTGGTACTCTCAAAGCCTTACTGGCACTGACTCTACCTGATTCACCCTTTGCGTATCCAGCTTCTTCACTAGCTTGCTTTATACTGCATCCTTTTGCTACCAACGTATCAACAAGCTTCTTTTGCTTCTCTGTTATCTTCACAAGTGTCATGCCAACCACCTTGCATCAAATCAATTGGTCTTGTCAATACGTTAATTTTGTAATCATCCAAAATATTGCCTACGACAGAACGCTAGAATGTTCCAAGTCTGACCAAACACAACCTGATAAAATCGAATACTAGTATTAAGCTGTCTGATAGACGCCAGCCGATTTCATCAGAACGCTGTTTGCTCACTAACATTCTACCAACCATGCTCGTATTCAATGCACAAGTTGACAAGTATGGAGTTAATCTTGTGACGTTGTCACCAATCAATATGCATTTTCTGTCTTCCCCCTTAATTTAATGACTTCGTCATGAATTATATAGTTGGGGGTTAGTCTGCAGACGCATGCCCACTGATAGGCGTGGGTTGGGGGGCTGTTGGTCAATATGCCATTCTGGTATGTCGTCGTGCCTAGACATACGCGCCATTCTATATTGCCCAGAGAACCCCCAATCTTTTGACCCTCGAAAATGGACTACACACACGAATTCCAATTGTATCATTGCAAGATGATGACTATTCCAAATCCCAGTGATTGCAACAACAAAAGCTAGAAAAGGCGAGGTATTATATCTCTCTCTTCCTCGCAAACTTTTTGGCATTGATACTGTTGGCTTCTGTTCTGTCTAGTCTTCGAGTGCCAAAAACTTTGTTCCCTTTTCTACCCCAAGCCCATCGTCGATTCCTTTGGATGGGTTTTGCTGTAAGACTGCAATCAAAGGGATTCGGAATTGGCACGCGAGATGTAATTGGAATGTGTGTGTAGTTAGTTGTTCCAGTTGCATAATTTTAATCTTAAATATAAGGAGTTTTAACATGAGTAATGTAGTTAAATATAATACCAAAGAAGAGAAAACTAAAACACGATTCTTTGAAAATGATATTGTTGGTAAGACACAAGAGTTAGATGTGTTACGTAAAAGTAAAGAGTATAAGCAGATAGAAAAGTTGTCTGTTAATCGAGAGCTTATCTTGATTGATGTTTTCTATCAGTGGTTATTAGGTAGCGGTGAAGTTTTCAATCCATTTGAACTTAAGGCTAACATTGATACTATGCAATTAGAGTATCAGCGTAAAGTTAATGGTGAGTGGATTCAAGATGACACTGAAGTTCCAGTTGGTAATCTTTCTGTTATGTATGAGCTTCAAGACCAGTTATATTCTCATACACGTAAGGATTCTAGAGGTCAGTTTTTAGATTCCTTTTCTAGAACAGTAAGTACAGCTCTTGGGCAGAAGAACAAAGCTCGTAGTAAAAAGGCTGACCAAATGGAAGGGACTGGTTCTTATACAGATGCAGAGATTAAGCATGACATGAGAAGGTCACAGATTAACGGTGAGTCTGCCATGCGGATGAAAGAGCTACACATGTACTTGGAAGCTTTGCATCTAGAGTTAACTGGTTCGTGTTACCTTCCACCTGAATCTAAAGCACAGCAAGCTAAGGTTAATGCTGAAAAGGCAGAAGCTAAGATGGCTAAAGCTGATGCTGAATTAGAGAAGATGATGGAAGGTTTGGGTAACAAGCCTACAAAAGAAGAAATCAACTCATTAAGAGAAGATATCTAACTTTAACCAAGAGAGTCAGCTCTTCGGAGTTGGCTCTCACATTTCATGAGGTTCAGTAATGATACGCTACATGCTAATCAATTTCTTTATGCTAGCATGCACACTCTATATGATTACAGTAATAGGGTTGGTTATTGGTATATAAGATTAGAGAGAGTTGATTAAGTTCAGCTCTCTCCATTTACTTTTGTGGCATAACCTGACTATCCCTTGTAGGATTTGTTGTTTAGTTGCTGTGCTTCAATTGTTCGATGGCAAAACTAGATGTTAACAATGACGATGCTCTGATAGCAGACCAGTTGTTTCTGTAAAGGGTTCCCTTCGGCTCGTTCCTCGCCCTTGACTGAAACAAGCTTTGGTCTGCTAGTCAGGCTAGTATATTTTAAAGGAGAAGATTATGTTGAAACTGAAAGATACATATAAGATGTATGGCATTGATAAGCTATATGATAGTGAGTGTAATGAGGTTGAGTATTATCGTTTCAAATTGAATGGTGACATACAGATATGGCATACTTATGAAGATAAAAGTGTACTATATGAAGTGTGTGATACCAAAATTGGTTCATCAAAAGTATGTAAGAAGCTCTCAGATGCCATGTCTATTGGCTTGTTCTGGAGTCTTCTACATCATTATGTTTATTAATTTTATAAAGGAGATTAGACATGAATAAACAACATATAATAAATAACGAGCATAAGAATTTAAGAGAACAGATAATGTTTCATTTAAGTTTTTGTCTCATGATGAAATTTTCTGGAAGAGATGAGATGGCAGAAATGCATATGCAAAAGTGCCAAGACCTTATAGAAATTATTCCAGATATAACTATAAAGCATGCCAAAAAAGAATACGATAAAGCTGTGCAAGTAGGCATGGGACTACCAGAATAAAGAGTTGAGTTAGTATTAATATTAATCTATAATCATAAGTGGAGAAAGCTATGAACAGACAGCAAAAACATCAATACTTTTTAAAGACAATCATCAAACAAATTCTGATGGCTGAACCAGATGCATTCAAGAATTGGAAATGCAAAATAGGTACTGACTCAGTGATGGGATTAAAACAAACTAAAGACAGACGAGCTGGCTTACGACTTGTCGTTGAAGGTAGTAAACATAAAGGTCCGGTCTACATTAATCTAACTTGGGCTGATGATTATACAGTGCAGCTCCTCGACAAGAATGAAAAAGTAATTGAAACAACTGAACGCATCTATGCACCAGAGCTGTGTCGTGTACTTGATATGAAGATTGATAAAGGCACAGATACAACAGTGCAAGACTTAGTACCAGTTGTAGAAAAAAGCGATGGAGTAATATCTGTTGACTTCAAAGCACCATTAGTAAACTAGGAGGATATAATGGAACGCATAACATCACAGAAAGAAAGAATCAAACAACACCTGGAGGATAGGGAAGGTATTACACCTATGGATGCTCTAAGATTATATGGATGCTTTCGTCTATCAGCAATCATACTTAAACTGAAAGAAGAAGGTATGAAGATTGTTACTGTCTTACGTTCTCAGTATCGAGAAGATGGTGACAAACATGGTGTTGTACAGTTTGCAGAATACTGGCTCGAGTCTAGATTCAAGAAGGAACATGCTGAATCATACAACTTTAATCTAGCTAACAGTGGTGCAAACATACCAGTACCAAAAGCATACTTCAAAAAGACGAGGGAGTATTACGAATCAAATGCTCAACAAAACTTTGAAGAAATATGAGCATGTAGGAACATTCGTGTGGCATAACTTGACACACAATGTACGAGTGAGTCGTGACTATCTCAACTATTCAGAGCATGGTATGCCCTATGTAGTTGACCACTTCGAACTCAATGTAACCGATGTAAATGGTAATAAAGTAAAGAGTCCGCTGACAGAAACTGGGTATCGTTCGTACATGCTGGCACGTAAGTCAGAACATTACGACGGCACAACTCATTGCGATGAACCAACCAGCAATGAGGAGTTTCTGTCTGGCATAAAACAATCACTTGGCGATGAGCCACAACAGAAGGAACTATTCTAATGAATACAGCAGTAAGAGGAAAAGAGATGGTAACACTCGAGGAAAGACTAAGAGCAGACATGCTGTTCTATGAAGCGTTAAAAGATGATACCGATAGGTTCCCATCATTTGGTACAAGGTATGACATCGAGAAAGTGTATGACAGACTCAAAGACTTAGTTGATAAGTTCAACTTTGTAGATGATGTCCGCAATGAAACTAATCTGCCAACAGATAATGAGGGCAGAACAATTCATTATGGCGGTGATGATGTCACATCCAATTAACGACCAAATAAAAGAAGCAGTGGAAGAGGAGGTAAATAATATGCCAGCTCTTCAACTGCTAAATAAATGCGATGAACTAGGTATCAAAACATCTGAGCTACCGATGGAAGAACTGATGGACCAGCTACACGATGCCTTAGTAGAAATACGCATGCAACCATAACACGTATCAGTTCTGGCACAAACCACCATACAGTAACCAGCGTGGTCTGATACAAAAAGGGGGAGGTGTTAAAGCCTCCCCAAGTTTGAAGGATACTACAAACATGAAAAAATTAACGTCACCTCAAGTTCGTATACTTGCAACAATAAAACTATATCACGAAAAGTCAAATCCAAAACCACCTAGAATTACTTTTCGTCTGATACAAAAAGAACTCAAAGACTTACAGCAAGGCACAATCAGCACGACATTGCATACACTCGAACACAAGTATGGATTGATAGTCGGAGTCAACATGCATGATAACGAGCGGATACTATACGCAAATAAAAATGCACATGGTATTACTAAGAAATATTTTATTACCGCATTAGGTACTAAAGTAATCAATAGATACTTGTATTCGCAAGCTAAACGTAGTAATCCTAGACTCTATGAAAAGTTATTTGGAACAACTTACAATTCAATCAGAGAATCAGGAAATCAATTTGCGTAAAGCTTTTGAATGGGCTGGTTTATCTAAGGCAACATACTATAGACAATTAAGAGGGACAGAATTACGCTATGGTACTGCTATTAAAATTGAAAAAGCTATTGAACAACTTGCGACGCTCAAAAAAAAATAAAGGCATAGAGCAAAGAGCTTGGCAAAAGTGTGACGCTTGTGGGCAACAGACTCAATACTTTGTAGTCTTTCTATATAGAAGCAGTTTGATTTGTCACAAGTGTTATGAGGAGGATACATGGTTAGCAAAAGTAAAGCAAAAGGAAGCTATCACGAACGATGGTTTCTAAAATTATTTAACCAGCTAGGTATAAAGACAAAGAAGCAACCACTATCGGGCAGTCTTGGTGGTGAATACAAAGGGGATTTGACTATCGAGATTGATGGTCAGGTTCTCTTTGTAGAAGTAAAGTATCGAGACAAGAGTTCGTTTCCAAACGTATTCAATCTCTTAGAAGATAGGGATATGGCAGTATGCAAACGAAAGACTGGCGACCCTAGATACTGTGTAATAATTAGTGACCGAGTATGGGAATCAACATTCAAAAAATTAATTGGAGGATAACATGACAGTTATTAACATACTATATAAACCGCTAGATACTGTTCAATCAAGATACTTTTTTGGTTATACTGGTGGTGAAAGTCCAAAGCAAGTTGCAACAAGTAAACAGCTTTGGAAAATTCAGGACTTATCAAACAGATTGTATCATTATTATCTTTGCATCGAAGCAGTTGCTGAAGATAAAGTAAACAATAAACAAATAATAAAACAGATGAAGGAAACTAAACAAGCTATTGATGATGTTAGTTCTGTATCTTTACCATGCTCGAAAGAAAACATGGATAAAAAAATAAAATTACTAACTCAATTACTTGAATCAACACTTCCAAAGCTACACAATATAGTTGAAGAATCAATACAAATTAATTCAGCATAGGAGAAAACATGTCCAAAGTCGTATCTATTGGGGAGGGTGGTAATGTTACTGCCCTTCTAAAATTCCGTTCACCAACAGAAACAAATACACAATTAGTTAAAGAACTAAACGCTCTTGAATCTGTAAGTGTAAACAAGCTTGATGTAAGTTGCATTAAACTTGCTGATGCTCTTGCCGCCAAAGCAAATGTCGAAGCATATCTTACACCACACAGACCAGATAGAGTACGCCAGCTATTCAATCGTTGGAAGTATTTATTTCAGCGACCATACGAAACCAGTATGGATGAGTGCAGTGAACGTGTTGATATAATGATTGATAGTCTGGTTGATATGCCAGCGGATTGCATCATGCATATTTACAACAGTTCCATCAAAACATTTCGTATACTGCCACCTTACTCAGATGTATACGGATTGATAAAACGAGAGTACGAACACCGCAAATTTTATTTAGATAGGTTTAATTATTTTATTGACCAGTTGCAGAAGTGAGACTACAATCCCCCTATATATAAGGAGAAAACTATGGGAATCATTAACGATAGAAAAGATTTTATCGGTGGCACAGATGCCATCAGAATTATGAATGGTCAGTGGGTTGACTTGTATCAAGAGAAGCTTGGTATAGTCGAGCCAGAAGACCTATCAGGTAGCTTACCAGTTCAGCTTGGTGTACATACAGAGCAGTTCAATCTTGACTGGTGGACTACAAGACATCAGCCAGGATTCAACATGGCTGGCACTAGGGTCAGAATGCAGTTTGGTTTGGGTAGTGGCGACCTCAATGCTATGCATGGTGTGCCTATGTTTGGTACAGCAGACATGATGTGCATTGATAGTCAAAACAAAAGCTATCTTGTAGAAGCAAAGCATACAAACTCGTTTACTAATATGGAAGCTGTAATCGACAGATACATGCCGCAGTTACAATTCTATATGTTTTTACACAAGAACTTCTGTCAGAGTGAAGGGTTCAAAGATGATGGTATATATCTATCTGTCATATTTGGTAACAGCAAATGGGAATCAAAGCACATATCATACGACCATGCGTACACAATGAATATGATATCGCTGATAGTAAAGTTCTGGCGACATGTGCAAGCGAAGATGCCACCTAGCAATCGTGATGCGGAGACCCCAGATATCTCAAGCATTGCGATTGATAGGAAGGTCAAACTTGATATGAACGAAAGCAACGAGTTTATGTCAGACGCACACGACTATGTAGATACGCTTGAATCAGCAAAGAAGAACGAGTCTGCTAAGAAAAGATTACTGAGCCACATACCACCAGATGTATACGCTATGGATTGTGACTTATTAACAGTTAACGTAACCGATAAAAGAAGAACCATAAAAGTAAAGGAAACAGCATGAACAAGAAAGACCCTGAATACGAAGTAACAATGCAGAAAAAGAAGAACATGGATTTATGGAATTCTATCTGCGATACCGACCCAAACTTTATGAGGAACGTAAGCTTTGGGTCACGAAGCTTTATGTCAATCGACCCACAGTATCAGATTAAAAAGATGACAGAAAAATTTGGTCCAGTTGGTGTAGGTTGGGGATACAACGTAGAGTTTGATTACCCATCTAATGACTATATGATTCTGATTGTGGCAAAGGTTAGTATCTGGACCACTCTACCAGAAAATATTTATGGTCCGATTGCTGGCAGTAGAACTTTCTGGCACAAGGACATGAAGCGACCAGCAGAAGACGCTGGCAAAATGGCATTAACTGATGCTTTAACTAAAGGTTTATCTCATATTGGCTGTGACGCTAATGTATTTCTTGGCGTGTATGACAACAAGCATGAACAAGATAATGGTAAATCTAATAACAATCCATTTTAACGGAGGTAATATGGAATATGATAACAACAATACTGGTGCAATCTTTACTAACAATGCGAATGTCAAGCTTCAAGGTACTGGCAGTATCATTGATGAGGGAGAGACAAAACGTATATGCATGACCAAAGATGTTATGCCTGATGGTACTGATGTTCGTGACATATATGTAAAGATTGGTCGCTTGTGGGATAACAAGAGCGATACACCAAACGCACCTACATTTACTGGTGTTTGCGAAACTTCTACTGGTGAGAAAAGACTTGCCGCTTGGGTAAAGCAGACAGAAAAAGGAGCGATATTGTCTATGAAATTGTCTGATAAAAATGAAAGTCAGCACAATAATAATGTTGACAATAGCTCTGAATCAGATGAAATACCGTTCTAAGGACATAGTTTTCTCCAAAATAACTAAATCCTAGAACAAGCTAGGGGGTCTTACTGCTCAATACACCTGCCGACCTCCTAGCTTTTAATAGCGGAGGATACTATGATAGAAAAAATGACACACACAGTTATTTTTATGCTGATGATAGACTTGGAATCAGCAAGAGAATGCCAAAAAGTTAGCGAAAAATTATACAACGAGAACAGATGCTTCAAAGCATACAACATCTACAGCAGAATACCGACAAGAAAACCAGACAGCTTCGAAAATATTATTGCTCTGTATATAGAACGCAAGAAGCTATGGGAGAAGTGACCACAAGTAGTGCAGCCAGAGTTCATCTGGACCATCGTAGTCATCAAAGTCAAAAGTTAGTTGTCTAGGTGTGCAATTGGAAGTGAGGTCCATCGATGAACGGACGTCTTGATTCGGCTCTTCTTGTGTCGATGTAGTCATTCATTAAATCCTCTGCACTATCCGGTGACATGGTAAGAAGCTTGTGCCATGCCGCACCCCAAACCAAATCAACTCCAACTTCTTTACCAGCCTTACGCATAGCGTCAGCTATGTTATCATAATCCACGATATCCCAGCTTGGGTTACTACCATCATAAGCCATAAGGTCAACAGCGTGTGCATAGCCATCATCTTGAATCAAATGTTTGCTAGCCATAGTCTGCGATTTGCCAGACGCATATAATTTCTTCTGAGTTTCTAGGTCACGAACACCATAGATAACTCCAAAGTCTACATCCGTGTACTCAATTGCTTTCTTAACAACCTTAACAAGGTCAGGATGTACCCCATCCAATCTATCCAGCGACCGTTGTGATAATTTAAATGCCATATCAGTTCTCCTAAAGTTTTTAATATCCCAATCTCTGTTAATTTTTTTTCTTTCAACATGTTTATCCCATTTATTATTGAAAGACCCTAAGTTAATCATTTCTTTTTCATGCCAAAGAATTTGGTCACTGAACGTATACCAAAGCTGGCGGCTACAATACAACCTAAAGTTACCTGATACCACTCAGGCATCGTTTCTAAGGCTCTGAAGCCCTGTTCTACTATATCTCTCCCCCACTCACCCATGAAACAGAGAATCAGAGGAATACTAAATAAAATTACAAGGTATTCATCCTTCCAAGAAGACTGCGAACCCTTCATAGCTTCCAAATCCCAGTCAATATCACCAGTCAACTGCTTCTTTTTTATCTCCAGGTTAAGTTTCTGAGACTCAGCCTTTGATTCTATCCATGTAGATGCCATACCACCTACCATTTGCAATGCTTTAAATAACATTATGCACCCTTATCTTTTAATTTACCCTTAATTAACTGCCACAATGCTTGTTTCTTTTCAGTTTTTGTAGGAAGGAATCTAAAGCCAGTTATTTTTCTTGCTCCAGTATCATGCTTTATAAGAATATCTTTATCTCTTTTTAAAGCAGACTCATATAAATCAACAGTAACTCTGTTTTGAAATGCTTTCATTTGTCTTTGACTGGCACTATCAGTCTTTGGACTATTCTTTAATGACCTTATCATTGCATTTTTATTTTTTCTTTTGATATTTAAATACAATTCATTTGCTTCAATAGAATTATTTACAAGAGGAAGTTTCTTTTTTTGCCCACCAATATAAAACTTTCTATAAGTTCGAAAATGTTCTCCACCTTTTTTAAGATTCTTATATTCTTCAGCCATTAGATTCCTTTCCTAACCAGATAGCAAATGAACCAGTCATTGCACCAGTAACAACAGACACCAAGCCAGCCTGTTGTGTGCTTAAATCAGGCTGACTTAATGCCCACTCGATACACCGTATGTAAACACAGGTCATAGCTAGCATCATCAAGCGTGGGAGGAGTTTCCACTTGTCTAATGTTTCTGGAGTCATCAGCCTATGTTTCCCTTATCGAGTTGTACCAATCCGTATACAAAAGCTAGCAATATACCCATACCAATTAAAACAACAACTAAGAAAACAATAACTGTAATTATTTTTTGTTGCAATATTTGTTTATCATATATCTCTTTTTGCCTACGCTTGCGTATGTCACCTTCCATTTTAAGTAATTCATTCCATGCTTGTGTGCCATGTTTAAATTTAATGAACTGCTGTAGCTCATATCGCTGTGCTTCAAGCTGTTTCTTTGCAGTTAATGCTTCAACAGCTTCTTGTTCGATGCTATCTCTGCGTGTAAGTTTAGAAATAAAGGAAGGATTCTTAGCTCGTTTCTGTGCATTCTCAATATCTGAAGCGGCACTCATCCATTTAGATAAGTCCTGACCCATACTCTGCATATCCTTGCCAACTTGAAAAGCTCTTTTGATTCCATTAAACGCTGTATTAGCGGTGGCAAGAGCCGCACTTATTGTTAATGGGTCGAGCATTATACTAACTAAAAAAGTTTATAGGTGGATTCCCCCCACTCTTTGGAGTTTCAAAGAGAGAAATAAAATCAGATAACTTAGAACAAGCATTTATTTTATCTTCGATAGCTTTACTTTCTGTTCTAACTTTTTCTCTGTATGTTGCAATATCAGAAGGAATTGCTTTACCAGTTTCAGATTTTCTTACAACATACCAGTCAGTTGCAAGGAGCAAAGACATCGCCCTCTTTTTAGTTTGCCTAATATGAATTGTTTTAAGACCATCAAGTTTTACTTTGTTCCCTTTTTCATCAACTATATCTTTGCCATCTAAATCTTTTTGATAATAGTCATCAAGACTACGCTCAATTAATTTACCATCAGAATCTCTGCCGTGATAAAACTCACTATTGAATGGCTCAGGTTCTGCAACATAAGATATTCCCATTTTCTTTTTTTCTTTGTCTGACATCTGGAACCAGTCAGGAGAATGTTTTGTTCCTTTCTCGTCAATCCAACTGTTGCCAATATGTATCTCTTGTGTTTTTTTATAAAACCATCCCATTGTATTATCTCCTATAATGCATTCGCAATGTCTTGTGGTAGAAATGCCCAAGCAGCAAAAATATAAGTATTAGCTGTGTTGCATATAGTACTACTTCGTAGCTTAAATCCATTGCTTAAAAAATCAATTGTATCTTCAGTAAATATTTTTTGTGTACTAGTAGCACTTATATCAATTCTGTTTGCAAAACGTCTAGGATTTTTTTGGCTATCTCTGAAATTCCACATATGCCAATTTTCAACTGCGTCTATATTCTTAATTAAAACTATTGCTGGTGAAAACCCTGTGTAAAAAAATGGTGTCTCATCAGATGAACCAGTTCCTTCATAAAAATCAAACCAACTTAATCCCTCAACAGTATGCCAGCAATAACAAACATGAGATTCATTGCTGTTATTAAGAGCTTGGTCAGTCCCTAAAGATATAACTGTATTTGTTGGAGCTGTTGAGTTCCATTTTGCTGACGCTTCATTTGTAACTTGTGCCGCATCAGTATCAAGTCTTATCCATGCATTCGCTGATAAATCTTTATGATACGCAACCCAAGTACTGGCGATATCTCTATTTTTAATCATAAAAAATTCTGGTGTTTTATTTAATCCATGACCAACTGTTGCGTTAGCTCCAGTTCCAGTGTAAGTGAATAGTGAAAACCCAGCGTCAGTATGTGCAAGAAGACTTGTTGATATAGAACCATCTGAATTTGTTACTGGTGTCGCTCCTAAAGCACGTTGCGTTGGATATCTAGTTGACCTACTTCCAGCATTCCAATAAAAAACATTATATGTCGCACCTTGATAATTGTGATTCAGAGAAGACCAAGAATTAGGCTGATGAGGTAATTGAACTCTATTGTAAAATAACCCATTATCTTCAAAGTGAAATCCTTCAGTTGCGTCATCATAATCAACCCAAGAAACTTGGTCTTTTTCATCAAAATTTAAAGCTGGGAAAAGAGCCTTTTGATTAGTTGTAACAGTTGGGTCTGGTTGAGAACGCACTCTATCAAAAGAACCATCGTACCAATTGTTTGCAACAGCAGAAACAAACCAAAGAAAATCTGGATTATTGTCTAAATTTAACATGCGACCATACACACTATTACCAACATAGCGAGTCGCACTTACTACATCTTGCGGTCTTCGACCTCTTCGTGAACTAAAAAATACTGGCTCTAAATTATGTGTGCATAATGCAAGAAAATCTTGAGGTACACTAGTAGTTCTAAATTGTCCTATGCCATTATTATCAACAGAAGGATTACTTGGTAAATTATTATAGCCATGTCCAGCCATTGTTATGTCTTGACCACAGTTTAATATCATTTGAGGTTGTATATTTACATTGCTCACATCTCCTTGACAAGCAATTGTCCAGTGATATTTTTTACCGTTATCAATATTAGCAGTATAAACAAGTTCACTATTATTCCCAACACTTCTAAAAAAAGAAATCTGAACATAAGTTGCGTTTGTATCATAATCAATTAGAACACCAACTGTATAGCCATTTTCATATCCTTTCATTTCATTGTCAAAATTTGGACCACCAGGATAATTTGCAGAGTCATCAAATAAAGTTTGGTTGTTATATACAATAGCTGAGCTAGCATAATAAACGATACTATGTTCATCCATTCCTAATCTTGCAGGGAAATTACCACTATTTGTTAATGTTGTATGATTATGAGCAACTCCTACACCAAGAGACCCTATCATAGTGCTAGCACCTTTTTTTATATGCACTTCACCAAACCATTTGCCCCTACGAAAAGATGGTGCCATAGTAGCCCATGTTTGTAGCTTTACAGCAAAACCCCCACTTGGGTCTGGCTTAGCCATCAAGCCTCCCAAAGAATAGAACATATTATTAGCAGTATCATTGTTCTGAAGCAATTGATTCCAAACTGGAAAGTTATTTGTTGGAGTGTCTAATGTTGTTCCAATAAACTCTGTGCCACCATTATTACTCATTGTCCATGCTGGAATAGTTTCAACTCTGTCAACTAAACTGCCTGTATCGAACGTAAAATTAAATCCTTTGTTGCCATATGAAGTAACTGGGTTTGCGAGATACATCCAATAATTTCTAGGTTGCAATGCTGAATCTCGAAACATAGCAAAATAACCATATGTAAATTCAGTTCCATCTACCATATGAATGTCAGCTAAGTACCCATCAAAGTATTGCCTATCAGCTGTTAAATAAGAATTATACTTTGGACCGCCAATTCTTTGACCTACACTTGCGGCGTTAACATAAAAGTCTGCATTTTGAGTAACTGTATTAGTTAAAGATAATTCATCAGCTGTCAATTGACTACCATTTACATAAAGTTGAACTCTATATTCTTCAGTAGCATTAGGAGTATTTACTCGAACAAGAATATGATACCATGAAGCTATATCTCTAAATTTCATTTTGCTTCTTCTATGCGTTACCGCACTTCCGTTTAGCTGTTTATGAACAAACACCAACCTATCTTCTGCATCAAAACCAATTGTAGTATAGAAGTCAGTATTAGTATCTGTATGACCACCACCAGCTTGAAAAATTACCATTGGTCTACCTTCTTCTTGGCAAAGACGACCACGCTTTACCCATGTAGCAAAGGTAAATATTTTTGTTGATGTTCCAGCTAGTGTATATCCAGAACTCCCATCTTGTTCTAGATACCCACCATTCGTTGATGACCCACCTTCTGCTCGTAAAGCTAAACTACGTCGAATTGGATACTGATAATGTTTTGTTTCGTCTATCCATTTTGATGCTGAGTAATCAACCATTACGAAAAGTCTCTTTGTGGATTCCCTAACAAAATTGAATTTTCTGCTTTAATAACATAAGGAATTAAATCATATTGATTAACTCTTGTTGATAAAGAAATACCCTGACCCAGTGATGTTTCGTAATCACTTCCTACTGATAAATATCCAGCTTGACCGGAAGAAGGTTGAATAAGAATAATAACTCCAGTTTGACCAATATTCCCACTTTCCGTTGTTGGGTTTGCTAAACTATTACTTCCAGAACTGAGAGTTAAAATAAAATTTTGGTAAGTGTCAAAATCTAAAGTGAAGTTAGTGCCAATATAGGTACTCGGTATTTGAGCTTTAGTCCAAGTATTAGTATTAACTGTAAAATCATAACCACTTACTCCAGCTATCCATTGAGAACCATTATAAACTTTCATAACTTTACTAGTTGAATTGTAAAAAAGGTCTCCTTCATCTAATGAAGAAGTTGGGTCACTTGAACCAATACGATATCTAACAGCAAAAGTATTTACATCAGCAATTGAACCAGCAACAGTTGTTACATTTGAACTTATCCCAGCTACCGCAGTTACGTCAGACGCTACACCAGCCACAGCATTTACGTTGGTAATATTATTTCCAACATTATTTACGTTTGTTATTGCATTTGCAACTGTTCCAATATCACTTGCATCCCCAGCAACAGCATTAATGTTAGATGTATTGCCAGCAACAGTAGTTACATTAGCATGAATACCAGCAACAGTAGTAACATTTGCGTGTATATTAGCTACTTGAGTTATATCAGCGTTAATACCAGCAAGAGTATTTATATTAGCAGATTGCGTAGCTACAGTTGTTACAGAAGCAAGACTTGGACCAGCTTCTGGTACGCCAGTAGATGAATTAAATGCAAGAACTTTTCCTTTTCGTGCATCAATTAATGGCAACCCAGTAGCAACAGCATCATCAGAATCTTGCAATCTTAAACCTCTGTTTGCGGTATCCTGAACATCAGCATGTACTGCAATAACTCTATCAAGCTCTGTATTCAGAGAAGAAATATTAAAAGCACCAGATGTTGGAAAGTCAGTCGTTCTTTCAAGAGCTATCTTTCTAGTTATAACAACAACTTGGTCAGCAGATGCTGGGTTAACTTCATTTCCATTGGTAAAATGTATAAACCCAGTAGTACCTGATACATGCACTGCATTATTCTGAGCATTTGCTGAAGTTGTATAATGTGTTGTTAATGTTTTTTTAACGTCATTTACATACACATTTAAATCTGCGTCAGCAAAAAATTCAAATGGAACTGCAAAGGCAGTTTGTGAACTAGCCCCTTGACTTAGAGTATAACTTTGTCTTGGGTCATTATCTGAAACTGATATTGTCATGTCAAAACTCTACTTTCTTTTTTTAGTTTAATCAAGATTTCTGTCAACGGTTGCCGCCAAATCATTAACTTGATTCCTTATATAAGGCAATCCTGTAAAGGGTAAATTCTTTGCAGTTTTTGCTACACCTAAACCAAAATCACCAACCATCATTTCATAAATGCCTTGCACTACATCTGTTACATAGCTTGGTCCAGCCCCAGTTAAACCTATCAAAGACTCGTAAGGTTCATCTTTATACTTAGGATTCAAAAACCCACCAGTAATATTAACACCATTTAATGCAAGCATAGAATGAAATGACTCATAAAATAAATCCATGTAAATTGCCGCCACGCCAGAGTATTCTAATGCTCTCATAAGTTTATCTTGTGGCTCCATTTTATCCCAAGCGTAGTCTGGAGTTCTTAGCCATACTGACATGTAAGCTAAACCAATCCCCACCAACACAGCAGTTGACCTATTCTTTAAAGCACCTTGCGTCATTGATGCTGTAACCTTGTTGACCGCACCGAGAGAATAAGAATAAAACTGAAATGGTAAAGCTAATAGCTGATTCTCAATTTTTACATAGCCTGGATAATCAGCGTGTTCACGAAATATACCACCTAAACCTGATTTATCAACAGTGCTTTTTTTAAGAAGAATAACGCCATCAACTAATTTTGGCTTATCAGCTGGTGTACCCATAATTATTGTGTTTAGCATTCCAGATGACAGAGATGTTCTAAACGTATCTCGAAGCTCGATGTCATCCCACATATTTGTATTAGCTAAATACAAACCATTAGTTGATTTTTCTATTACTCCCTCATCAACCAATGCTCGTATTTTATCTGCAGCACTTTTATCAATATCATATCGCAACATATAAAGTTTATCTTGCTCAGGCAAATTACCATCTCTCGACCACTTAACAGCAGAATCAATATAATGATGAGCCCTTGCTAATGCATCTAATCTTTTCATTGTTTGTGTTGCCCAAGTCAAACCATTCAATACATAAAAAGCATTCTTTGTCTTATCCCAAAAAGAATCGCCAAAAGGACTCATGTTTATATCATCAACAAACTTATGTTGTGCAGACCCCAAAGCCAAATCAATAGCTTCACCATATGCCCCAATATCTTTTACAGTTGCTTTTACTTTTGCATCTGTAAGTGCTTCATACAAAGTAAACATTGTACGACCAATACCATGATTCATCATTATTATTGCTGGCTCTGCTAAAGTAGCGAAAAAAGCACCGCCAAGATATTTAAGTTGAGCCCCTGTTCTTACTGCATACGCTACACTTTTATCCCAGCTATGAGGATTATCTGTAGTTCTACCTACAACAACTCGGTCATAAGCAAAACGTATCTCTTTAAATATTTCTTGAGCCCTTTCAACTGTACCACCAGCGTCAGCAACAGAATCAAATATATCATCTTTCATTGAATCTATAGTTGCGTGAGTGCCAAATGTTTTTTTAAACTCAACCATACCAGACGTTCTTTCAACATATGCTTTATGTACTTTGAGTGGGTCTAGCTCAATAAAGTCAAGAATAAGTCTATTAGGTATATCTATCTCTCTATGTTTGAAGTGCTTTGCTTTACCCTGACCAGTATAAATATCTTCTACCTCTTCATAGTTTTCATTTAGAATACGCTGGGTAGTTTCTTTTGCTCTGTTCCTAGCTTCCTTTCTAGTTGGAGAGCGTGGTATAACATCCATTTGATTTGTTCTTGTATTCCAAGTCACATGGTATGGATTCTTAAAATAATAGTTAGTAAGAATATCCTCAAATCTTTTTCTGTTATTCCGTATAGCTCTATGGTCATAGTAGCGAGGGAAGTAGTTTTCTACTATTCTACTGGCTTGGGCAAACTTTTGACCTTCAGCTAGACTACGCTTAAGAGCAAGTTCATTGATTACATTTTCTAGCTCAACATCGCTTTCACCTTTTTTAGGTCTTCTCTTACCATGATACAACTCATGGAATATAATATAGTCTTCATAGTCGCCTTTAGTTTTAAACTTATCAAAGTTATCATATGCATGCTTCTTGTGGTTCCAAAAAATTGCAGTATCTTCTATCATATCATTCATATTTCTAACAGCAATTGCCCTTATTTTTGGGTCTATATTTTGCCCTTCTAACGATTTTCTAAAAGCTTTTTTCATAGGAAAAAAATCTTCAGTAGACCAGAGTCTATTAGGAAGACTATCAAAAAATGTTTCAAATCTTTTTTTAATGTCATCAATAGTTCTATTATAATTTGGAGATATTCCTTTAAACTTTTCATTTGTTCTAATCATAATATCAAGATAGTTAGCAAACTTTTTTTCAAGTGAACCACGCAAATACGCTTCTCGTCTTGCTGGGTCAGTAATCTTAATCATGTCTTCATAATCTTTGGTTATTACATTTCTGTCTATAAACACAACACCTTTGTTTGGCACAAGCTTACCAAATACCTTTGAATATTTACTGGCACTTAATCTTGTTATTTGTTTCTCATTAATTATTGTTCTCATGCCGTAATAATGAAAACCCAAAACACTCATATTATTTTTAAACTGTTCAAGCGTCACGCCATCAAGAGTTCTTTCTTTCTTTGGCAAATCTTTTTGAATCATTTTTATGTACGCATAGATATTTTTCCAGTCATCTAAAATAACTTTTTGCACATTAAACTCTTTACCAAATAACTTAACCATTTCTTTTTCACTGAGTTCACTAATGTTATTTATGTTGAGAGTAGATGTGTATGACTTAGGTGAAACAGCAACATCTTGCAGTTCTGCTAATCGGTGAAGCGTAGCTTCTCTTTCTGTATGCAGTTGTTGTATTCTGTTTTGATAACTTTCAACCCATTGTTGCAACCTATCAAAACGTTCATCCTCAGCGTCTAGCAATCCTTTATTGCGAATCCTTTCTTTATGAGCCGCAATCTTTGTGTTTATTGTTTTCAATTCATTTTTAGTATAGGGCTTGCCAGTTTCTTCATTAATACTGCGATAGTTTATTGAGGATAATTTTTTTAACTGTTCATTTATTTCTTGCCTACGACCACTATAGTCATACTTATAAGCTCTTCTAAGACTTTCGAGTTCTTCTAATTCTTTTGAATACGCATCAAGCTTTTCTTTGTTCCTAATTATTTCCAAGCGAATATTAGGCAACTTACCCTTAAGATATTCTTCATTACCAATTAAACCAGCTTCTAGTTTTTCTTTTTCTTCTGCCTTCCAAGTTTTCTTAAGGTATGCAATAGCTTGGTCTTCAACATCATTGTCACCAGCTTCATCAAGAATGTATCGCATAATCATCTTTGAGCCAAATTCTTCTTCAGTCATTATATCTTTGCTTATGCCAACAGTTCTTCTTGCTTTCAAAAGAATGTTTGGGACATTAAGCTGTTCCATAGAAAATAAGTTAGTAGCTTCTCTAGGGGCTGACCCTATACTTACTAAGTAGTATGCTCTCATCTTTTGCTGGAAATCGTATATCTTACCTTTATGCAATGCTTTTGCCGCATGAACTGCATTGCCTAAATGCATACCTTTCTCAACAAGCTTTAGCATCATACCTTTATCATGGATAAGTTTAAGCATATAATATTTCGCAATGCCTGGAGCATTACTGTTTAAAATATTTTTGAGTGGTGTAGGAATAAATTTGAATAGGGGACTATTTACAAACCAACTTTCTGTGTAAGCTAAATCTTGTGCTTGCTCATCTATAGCTTGTCTTCTTTGTTTTGCAGTCTTAAGGTTATCTTTATAGTCAAGCCTTAACTGCTCGATTCTATTTTTTGCTATTTGCACTCGTTTGTTTGCTTCAATCATTTTTTTCTGAGGAGCAGAATCATTCATAATCTTAGCAAACTGACCTTGATGTAATTCATTATCTGGATTGAACGCTCTATTTCTACGCTCACCATATATCTTTTTTTTCAGCATAGATGCTCTATAGTTATTATACTCAACTTGAAGCTGTCTAACTTTAGTCATCTGCTCATCAATGACTCTTTGCTGTTTCTTGCCAGCCGCTTTAATCTGTTTGTCATTATGTATAATCTGGTCTTGTGTTCCCAGTGTCTTCAGTTTTGTGAGGTCAATGACTTCATCACCAACCTTCATTGTTTTCTTTTTACCATCGAGAACAGCTTCAGAATCTTTAAACACTCTTGACTTTATTACTTTTTGAAGCTCTTCAACCTTAAGCTTTGCTTCATCTCTCATTTTAGTAATAGCTTCAATAGCTAAATCCTTATTGCCACCACCAAACTTTTTAAGTAAATCACTAACTGCTTTCCCACCTTTGCCAGCTTTTATTATTTTTAGTCTGCCTTCATTTATATTAAATATAGATTTAGCTTCTTTAAGCTCATCTCTTGTTACGGCTATATCATACCGTGTAAAAGGTAGGGATATATCAGGATTAGGTTTGCTTGGAAGATTCATTGTATGTGCATTTTTATATGCATTAGTTGCAAAATCTACAGCTTCGTTATTTTTTTGT